TACTATCTCCAACTCGAAGCTCTCCGTAGTAAAGTCTCGGAGGTACATCTTGATAGTTGCCGTTGTATTTTCTTCTACAATAATCATCTAATTATAAAACCCAAAAGGAAAGATGTGGTATATTTGCCATTCATTGCTCTCTTAGGTAGGTGCAATTCCTACCAAAAAAGAAGCCCCTCCGTAATGGAAGGGCTTTTTTGATTCTAGTAGTTTAGACTATTAGATGTCAGAGATATTAGAAGCATCAGCAGTAATCGTAGCATCTACGAAGTTCGCTGGAATCTTCTCTTGCCCTGTGAAGGTCAAGGTATATCCTGATAGATCACCCATCGCTGCACCAGTAGCGATAGAGCCACCGCTTACCTCAGCACCATACTCTAAGCCCATCAAGAACTTGTTTCCGTTGTTGTCCTCTACGATTACATGAGGTCTTGCATAAGCAAGTAACTTCAATTCATTGTGAGTCTGCTTAGACATCTTCTTGAAGGTCAAGTTCAATGTCTGCTCGTAGAAGGTAGTTCCGTTCTCACGAGATGAGGTTACTGCTTGTTCAAAGCTAGAGTTCCCTTTTAGCTTGAACTCGAACCAATCTGGAGTACCGCTGAATGAGTCAATGACATCCGTATCAGTTAAGTCATATCCTATCGTACCTAATGTTCCGAAGTCTGCAAAGTACACAGAGGTGATACCACCTACTACATCCTTACAGGGTTCGTTTCTTCCTTTTGTTAATACACACGCCATATTATATGAATTAAAAAAGGGTAGGCAGATCGAACCCACCTACCCCTTTAATGATTAAATAACTACTTCTTAAGTGTAGTAAACTACATCTGCCCCGATCCCGATCTGACATCCAGCAGCCATGCGCATAATCACACGAACATTTTTGCTACCATCTAAATCCGCCATATCTAACAACTTCACTTCTTGCCAGTCAGCAAGGATAGAAGTACCGAAGTACAAGTTAGACTTCTGAGCAGCGATCATATCGTTTGTCGGTAGACCTGAAGCTACGAACAACTTAACACCATCAAAAGCTAAATCGCCTCCGTTAAACCAAGTAGTACCTGCGTTGTTCACACCATTAGCACCCAAGCCTGAAGCTCCGAAGCCACCTAACGCACGAACATAAGCACGAGCGATATGCTGAGATACATAGATGTAGAGATCCTCTTTGCCGTACAATGCAGCTGGGATAGCATCTACTACCTTACCTAACTCTTCAATTACATTAGCAGCAGTAACTGAAGTACCTACTACATCTACTACATCTGCGTTAGCAGCAGCCAAAGTAGTGAAGCCATCGAACTCACCAGCGTTAGAATCAACACCTTGCCAGATGTTTGTTTCGTTCTTAGCAGCTACCTTAGAAGCAACATATCCGATCAAGTAATCAGAGAATGTAGCTGGAAGGTTGTCATGAGCAGAGTAGCCCATCTCAGCAGCATACCAGTCATCCTCGAAGTCGGACTTGCACAAGGACAGATTTACTTGTAGTTGCTTGACCGAAAGTATGCTCTCTGCGAGAGTCAATGTAGAAGTGTCAGAGAAATCACAAGTTGCATCCTTAGTGATTGCATCTAAGTTCATAGTCTTTAGGACTTCTTTGAACTTTACATTTGGTTTAATAGTAACACCACCGCCATCGATAGTGTCTGCGCTCAATAGAGCTGCGCTTACAAAACGACCTGCTGCTTCACCAGCGTATGTCGTAGTTACTGAAGTGGTTGTAGCCATTTTTCTTCTTTATTAAAATTAGGATAATTTACTAAATACACGCCCCAAAGTGCTTTGAGGTGCTTTCTTTTCCAAGCGATTGAACTCGGCTTTCTTTTGTACAGGAGCAGCAGCTACCTTCTTAGCAGCAGGTGCTTCGTCAATGCTCATCTCAACGGCATCGTCTTTAACGATAAGCTCCTCGAACTTACGCTTCATCTCCTCTACTTGCTCTTTTATTTCTTCAAGCACTGGAGACATTACCTCAACAACAGCTTCTACGATTTGCTCCATCTCTGGTGCTATCTCTTCTGGAGCTTCTACTGAGATCTCCTCTTCTGCCATCTCTTCTTTTACTTCCTCAATAGCAGCAGCCTCACGGATTTCAGAGATAACACCTTCTTCTACGATAACAAGGATACGACCATCTTCTAGTTCGTGTTCGCCTACTGGCGCAGCAACCTTCTCACCATCTTCCCCTACGAGGAAAACATTTTGACCAGCCTCAAAAGACTCAGCCTCCAACACAACACCATTAGCGAGGCGCATACTTGCACCTTGCACTTCTTGTACCTCTTCCTCGTTAGGAGTAAGAGCCATTTCAATCTTCTTGAATACTTCGTTTAGATTCATCTTCTTAAACTTTGTTAATTAAAAAACTATTTATAAACATTTTGGGTTACTTTCTAAATCTCATCTAGCTCTTTTAACTTACTCTCTGCCCAGCTCTTGGCACTCTTACCACCCCATAACAAGTACGAGATATAGCCACAGCTTGTAGTGTCTCCTTCATCGTAGTACTCTTGCGCTCTGCTTAGATAGCTGTGCATACGCTTGATGGTTTCTACTGAGAGTGGTTGCTTTTGTGAGAGCTGCTGCGCTCGTATCTTACCCACCTCAGTAGCGCACTTGTTGCCTTGCTTCTCGTTGAGTTCGATTCCTTTCTTTGCATTGTTAGATACTGAATCAGGGTAGTCTCGGTATGATTCCATCTCCAGCTTATTACCACTCTTGTATCTCTTGTCATTCTTTAGTACGCCTTTGGCAACTCCGAGTAGGTACAATGCTAGTAAGTGTTCACCTTCGTGTGATTCGATTGCTGATAGCTCAGTCTCTACCTCCATAGCAGTCTCACGCTGCATAAACCATCCCTCTACAGAGAAGCCCTTAACCACACCCTCACGAACATAGTTATCCCAGATGTCATCGTTATTGACCTTCATAGATACCATCCAAGTACCTACTGGGTGATTCAAGCCATAGGCTCTAGACTTGTCCTTCTCTAAGTCCTCTATGATCCAGCTCTCAACGAGAGACAAACCCTCTAGCTTTACTTCATGCTCTAGCGTAGCGTTGTTCTGTTTGCCGTTCATAAGGTACAGCTCACTCGCTCTGCGAATAGTCTCCTTAGTAAAGAATACATAGTATTCCTCATCACCATCTAATCGGTAGATAGGCTTGTCAGGGATCATAGCTGCACCCATCAGGACACGCTTCTCGTTACTTACCTCTTTGAACTCTACCTTCTGTTGTTTGCTCATTGTGATAAAGTCCTCCTCTATGGCAGGGTGTTCTACGATGCTGATGGCATCTATGCCGTGTAGGAGTTTCTCCTCATCTAAGACCAATTCAAAAAATCTCATATTAACCGAATGTTGCTGTTTCTTCTATCTTTCTATCTAGCTTCTGTGTAGACTGGATGTCTTGGTTTACCACATACGCTCTCATAGGTTGCCCCTGTAGGCTCTGTGCTATCTGGTTGCCTAGATTAGCTGCTGATGTGTTGAAGCCGATGTTAGCATTCATCCCTTGCGGTCTAGGTATGTTTGGCAGTGGTGCTGAGTATGCACCGCCAGAACTACCGCCTACTTGTCTACCTCCAATGCTTACACCTGATGTACCCGATGGAGGTACTTTGGTAGCATAAATACTTCTAATGCTTGATAGACCTGTAGCGATAACACCTGCTGCTGCAATAGGCCCTGCAATACCTCCCTGCGCTAGTGCTTTGGTAGCCCCTGTGTAGGTATTGATGATTGCCTGTGCTGCGCTTAGAGCCTTACCTGCTGCCGTCTGCTGACCTGCTAGAGTAGACAGCGCACCTAAAGTACTCGCTGTCGCTTCTGCGGTGGCATACATAGCCTCAATCTCCGCATCACTTTTCTCCTTTGCTCTAGCCTCATCTTCTGCTTGGTACTTGTCCTTAAGCTCCTTGAGGGCTTCTAGCTGTGATTGCTCAAGCTGAGTAACATCTAAGCCATTCGCCTTTGCTTTTTCTATGAGGTTGTTATAGTACTCATCCATGTCTTGCAGAGCCTTCGCTCTTTGCTCTGCTTCCGTATTAGCTTCTGCGTTGCGTATCTCTGCCTTAAGTGCAGCAAGTTCCTCTGCCTTTCTCTTCTCCTCTTCTAGCCTTTTCTTCTCTTCTTCATCACGCTTGGCGGCTGCATCTTTTGAGGCTTGAATACTCTCTTGTTGGTTCTGAAGGATATAGCCATCACGCTTATTCTTTAAGTTTCTTAGGATTTTTTCGGTTTCTGCTATAGTAGCATTGCCTTCTTCCGCTACTTTTTCTGGATCAAAGAGTAGGGAAGCAGTACCCATTGTAAAGCCTTTCGCTAAAGAAGTTGCCTCTTTTAGTACACCAAGTTTAGATAAACCTAATGTTAATGCATCAACTGCACCTAAAAGTATAGTTACTGGAGCTGCTAAAAATCCAATAATACCAGCTGTAATCTTTTGATTACGCTCTGCTGCTGCTACCTGTGCAATCTTCATCTGCTTCTGTTGCTCTAGCTGTAATTCAGTAGCAGCAATAATCTCATTAGTCTGCTGTATTTTCAGATCTCTA